TGTGCATATAATGTTAGCTTGTACATAGTCTTACGTACTTGGGGATCTGTTATGGGCATGTATGGTGATTCATATATTGACTCTATAGCACTACCATCAAAAGCATTACCTGAGTCCATCTTATAACAGTAACCATCATCATTACCAAACATAATAGTTTCTTGTGCGCCTGAGTATGTACTGTCTGCTACGTTTACCTTTAGTCCTTTTGTTGTAGACCATGCAATACCACTACCACCTTGAGCAATAAACTTGGTTGCTATTAGACCTGTTGCACTTGCTGCTTGTACAGAAGGTATGTATGCAAATAATCTATACTGTGATTTACCCCTAACTAATACAGAACAAAAGACATCTGACTGTGATATAAATTCATTAGCATCTTTATAAATGTTATCAGAAGCTACGTCAAGAGCAAGGTCACCAATACGATCAGTAGCACTAAGTAAACGTATACCATCAGGAGATAGGTATGCTACGTCACCACCAAATTCTTGTATACTGTCTGGGTTAATACAACCTATTCTATCTGTTATAGGTTCTAGTTTAAAGTCAGATGAAGTACTGCCTACAAGTTTTTTAATTGTGTCTGTAGTAAATATGATAAGCTGTTCACGAAAGCCTATCATACCTGTGACATCATGTCCAACATTTATTGTGCCAGCACCACTACCTGTAGCAAAATTATCTACTGTGTTAGGTACTGTAAAAAATATCTTACTACCCTTAGAGTAGAAAGCGTGGTTCTTAAATACTGTAACATTCTCTGCGCCCTCTACGTCTGAACTGTTTGATGAAGTTAAAGCTGTTATAGTACTTCCACTGGAATTAAATATAACTGGGTAGCTTTTACTATCAACAAATATTGTTTTGTCTTCTTGCGTAAAGTTAAAATCAGCAGATCTATTTTTTAATGTGTTAGTAGAAGAGCTTGTACCTATGTGTGACCAAGTAGTACCTGTGCCATGAAAGTATAATGTTTTATTAACTTGAGTAGAATGAAACGTACCAAAGGTAAGAACAGTATTGTCAGATATTGATTGCGCTGAGTCTAGTACAATATTGTTTTGGTTTGTTAGTGATGCTACTTTTACAGTGCCAGATATTCCTGAACCTGTCACATACATACCAGCTACTATGTTAGTAACAAAACTAAGTACAACGTTATCAGCTACAGATACTGCTGTGTCTAGCACAATACTAGTCTGACTTGTTACTGTTTTTACTGTTACAGTACCAGTGATACCAGTACCTGTTATAACCATTCCCTTAGTAATAGTTCCGCTAAAGCTTACACCTGTACCAGCAATACTTACCCCTGTTACTGGCCCTTCTGCTAAACCTGTACCTGCTATGGTAGCTGCTGTTATGCCACCTGATCCATTTACTGTAGTTATTGTAATAGTTGCATCATTAGCAGTAGTAGCACCATTTAACTGTGTACCTACTACTTTAATTGTTTCATTAGCTGCGTAACCTGAACCTGCAGCACTAATAGCCACTGTGTATGTAGTACCTGTTTTAGTAATATTAAATGTAGCACTGCTGCCAGAACCACTATAGCTAGACTGTGTTGGGTTGGTGTATGTAGCAGCACTAGAACCAACAGAAGTAACTGTAACAGTTGCGTTGTTTGCTGAAGTAGCACCGCCTAAGTTTGCACCTACTACTGTTACTGTCTCGTTAACTTTAAAGCCTGTACCTGCTGCATTTATTGCTGCTGTGTAAGTACCATTTGTATTTGTTACATTAAATGTAGCACTTGCACCAGCTAAAGAAGAGCTACCTGTTACTGCTGTAAAAGTTCTTGCTCTGTCTAAGGTTAGTGTGGTCTTTGAAGTAACAGCACCGTTTAATACGGCTGTAGCTGTGTTGTTGTCAAGAGCTACTGCTGTAGCACTAGATACTGCTCCGTTTACTGTAGACGTAGCTGTCTGGTATTCTGTTACAGTAGCAGTGTCCATCTTCCTAGCTGATACAACTCTGCCAGAAGATATAACCTTCATAGCTAAGACTTCTCCACCGCCCGGAACTTTTGTTTCACTAAACTTACTGTAACCTTTTAGCTTACTGTATCCACCTTCTCTATCAGACTCAAAGTTCTGTAAGATAGTAGCAGATCCTATAGCATTAGTACCCTGTTGTAGTGGAGTAAGGTTGGAGATTAACCCACCTTTGAACTCCATAGGGAATGTAGTCCATTGTGTTGCCATTAGAAGCTAACTCTTCTGTCTCTTATATATGGTGTTCTATTTATATTTATAGAGCGTAAGTCTTTTATCTGTTTCTCAAACTTATCCAAAGCTAAACTTGCAGCTTGAGCATCTCCTCTAAACTGGAATGCGTAGTACATAGCGCCATCTACTATAGCAAATCTATACTGTTGTGGTAGCGATGGTACATCTAAAGGGTTCTCTAAATCGTAACCCATTGAGTAGTACTCATATACTATAGTGTAGGCTTTATCAGGTACAGGGTGACAGATTAACTCCCTACTAGGTGTACGTACAATAAATTTAGGCACACCACGTATATTTGTATCTGTATTAAACTCATCATCAGCGTACTTCTCCAACCATTCTTCATATACTAGTGACTTTAGTTTTACTGTTCCTGTATCAAGACTGTTATCTCTCTTTACACGAAACGAGTTCATGTTAATTGTTTTAGCGTCTGTAGGGTAATAATACTTCATAGAGCCAGCAGCCAATACAAGATCAGACTGTACATGATTCCAAGGCCATTCAAACTCTTCTTGATTAATGTGTCTTACTGCAGAGTTGACAGCATCTTTAGCTATACTGTAGTAACCAGTAGCCGCTGCAAAGTTTGTGGAGGTTAATGCTACCTCATTTAGTCTATGGTTAATATCGTTAACTAAACCAAGAAAGTCGTATGCCATTTATCTATTCCTAATTGGTAATATTACAGTACGCTCATATGTAAGACCTTGAGTAGTATTAATACGACATGTAATATTGTACCGTACATTGTTTGTTCCCCCACCAAAACGTGAAGTAGCTACGTTTCCGGAAACAGTACCTGCTATAAACTGTAATCCATTTACAATTTGAGCAGTTGATACTTGGGTCTTCGTTCCATCTGCAGCTTCAATAAAGAAAACTGCTGACGCTATAGTGTCTGATCCTAAGAACCTAGACCAATCTACGCTGAAGTCTGCTGTTTCATCTGGGTCTTTTTCAGGCCATTTGTAAGACATGTGCTATCCTTAATTCAATATATATACTACGTTATCTGTTCTTACAGGACTTATAACTATTGTTCTGTTTTCTGCTGCAACGTATATAGTTCTGTTACCTATAGTAGGTGCTATGATTACTACAGTTCTACCTCTATTAAAGTTTTCTGCAAAATCATCAAACGGAAATAGAACCCCAATAGGGTCATCTAGGTTTTGAGCTATAGTACCATTAACACTAGCTATTGTAAAGTTAGCTAAACCTGTTATGCTTGGTACTACTTTATCTATTACAGAAGATAGAGATGGTAGGGTATGGTTAGCTTTACCTTGAGCTACTAATGATATTGCATAGGCACTTGTTGTAATTGTGTTGCCCATATCATTACCATGAACAGTACAATAATATCTTAATCCTATGCTAGGTGCATCAGAAGGTACAGCAAATACTACGTTAGCACCAGAATTTCCTGGAGTTCCACTACTTGTTACACCAGTTGTGTAACTATTGCTGCCACTCTTAAAGGCTAGTGGATGTCCAGACAAAGATGAGTGACTAAGATCGAACGTGTATGTTGTGCCTCTTACAAGAGTAATTGTTGGAGCCTCTACACCATCAAAGTAAAACTTATTACCAGAGCCACTGTTTGCTACCGTTACAGTAATGTCTGGAGATTGAGTTACCTCACCCTCAACAGTACTATCTAGTGCAGTTTGCGATGGTAGGTTCTTATTAGCTTTACCTTGTATGCTTGGTACGTTAGCTGTAAACGTTCCTAGTAGTGAAGGGTGTGTAACGTTTGCTTTGCCTGAAAGTATCAATGCAGCTATGCTTGTGGTGCTTGCTACGTTAGCAGTAGTTATATTTGCTTTTCCGTTAATGTCAAGCGCAGGGTTAGCTAATGTAGCAGAAACTCCTGTTAAAGCAGGAAGAGTAACACCACCTGTAAACTGGGGAGAGTTTAACGCAGAAGCTGCAGATACGTTAGCAAGATCAACACCTATGGTATACTTAGTAAGTTCCGCTGAGAGTGGTGCTTCTGATAATGCTGCGAAGCCAAACACCTAGCCTAACTCCGCATCAAATTTAACCATTCCCGGCGATGCGGCAGAAGGTTCATGTAGATATGATCTGTAGCTAGTTAAACCAGAAAAGCCACCTAGACTGTATGTAACACTTTGGGAACCAGAATAAGTGTTTATAGTTACTGTTCCCGAAGATGTGGTAAACCCCTGCGCTACCATATCTCCAATCCTTATGTTTGCGTTTGTAAGCGAGACTGATGGTTTTGTTCTCATTTGAACAGGTAAAGTATGGTCAAAGACAACGGTAGCAGCGCCAGAACCAACACCAAGCCTACCACTTGAATCAGTAGCAGTTGTAGTCTCTAAGAAAAAGTACCTCTGACACTTGGCTAGTGTGGCTGAGTACGGTTCAACCTCGAACGGTGTACTTTGCGGCCCAACTTCTAACTGGACGCCAGTGATAAAAAAATTGTTGTCTGTGCTACTAAAAAAACTACCTATACCTGCTGCTCTATTGACATCATTACCTGACCTAGCATACCAACCAGAAGGAAGTGTGCCACCTGAGTAGGAAGCTCCTGAATGAAGCCAAAAATTTATTCTACCACCTTCTGCATTATCATCATTAAAAGCACCAGTAGTGTCTGCATCAAAAGTTATTTCATGTCTTACCCAATCTGTAGTAGTTGCAAATGTTTTTCCAATAAGCCTACTATTAGTATTGTCTTGAAATTCTGCTACAAAAGTAAATGCAGCATTGGCTTTTACATAAAAACTTAACGTAACTTTTTTTGCATCACTTGTGCCTTTAGCAATGCGTTGTAAGTCTTGGCCTTCAAGACATTGTGTTAATATAAGGTATTCACTTGCTGCAATAGATGTATCTGCTGTAGTACAATCTAATTTTAAACAATTAGCAGAAATACCATTAGGACCATCGCCTGTTTGTGTTTGAGTAAATCTACCTGCTGTGCCACCAACTTCAATCCTCCATCTATCACAAGTAAAATATCCTGCTGATGCGCCTATGCCTGTTACTGACGCACTGCGTTGAGATATGTTCATTGATCCATTAATTAGGATATTTCTGTTACTCAGCGACCCACTACTAGATCCAATAGTATTGAGCCTAGAAGTTACTGCTCCAAGGTTAGCTACATCTCTTGCTCTTGTCATTAGGGTGCGCTTTCCGCTACATGTTTAGCATATGCTGTTTTAATTGCAGTTGTATGAAACTGTGTGGCTAGTGCTTTTACATCATCACTCTCACCTGATACGTCTGCATCTGGTGCTACTACATGGCGTGAGAATGAACGACTAATCTCTGTACCGTCACGCTTGATAATCACAGCAGTTCTAATTTGTAATATTTTAAAGTCACCGACTATCTCTATTTTATCTTGTACTGTTTCTTCTGTTAATGCCATTTTAAATTCCTTTAATGTGTATGATAGGTTCCTGCGACCATACAGTATTTACTAGCACCTGTGTTAATTGAAGGGCCAGCCGTGCTGTTAAGAGCAGTAAAATACATGATTGAAGTATTAAGGTTTATATAACCACTGTTAGCATTTGAAACGTAGGTATTGTGATAAGCAACAAACCCTGGGTAAGACGCACCAGCATAAGGGTCAGTAGCGGTAAAAGGCAAACCAGACAGTGTAGGTGTTGCGCTTGATATAGTCATACCACCAGAATACCATTGAAAGTGTACTAAGTTTGCGACCTTAACATATATGCCATATCCTCTTGCACTACCACTACTTTCTCCTGCCACAGTCATTTGAAAAGTGCCAACTTCGTAATCGTCTAACTTATTAGCCGCAACAGTGCCGCCAATGTAAGCACCGCCACCAAGGTAGAGGTCTTTAAATTTATTGCCAGAAGCACCTATGTCTATGTTTCCGTCATCTGCTGCACTGTTTTTTCTTGGTTGAATAGTATTCCCAGATGTAAATAACAAACCTGATGAATTTGCTCCTGTGCCTTGAATGTAAAGTTCACCACCATAAGGTGATCCAACAGCCCCCACAGATGCGCCATCTTTTTGTACATCTATAATATTACCAAATGAAGTTGCACGATCTACAGTTAAAGGCGTTGCGCCAGCGTCATCAACAGTCAAACCATTAGAAGCAGTAACAGCGCCAGTAACGCCTAGTGTACCACTAGCAGTGATGTTACCAGTAAACGTACCACCCGAAGCAGGTACATAGTTACTGTCAGGTATGTTAGTC